ACTCATTTCGTTTCTGGTTCAGGTCAGGAACTTTCCTTAGGTGGACAGTTCACAACCTACAAGGGATTGAATGGTATTGAGATGACGTTGAAGCATTTCCCAGTTTATGATAACCCTGTGTTTAACAGGAAGCTTCATCCAATTTCAGGTAAGCCGCTGGAGTCATATCGTATGACTTTCATCGATTACGGAATGAGAGATGGTGAATCTAACATTCGTAAAGTTGTTCGCAAAGACCGTGAGATGGTTATGTGGCACGTTGCAGGTGCAGTTGCTCCTGGAGTAGGCCATGCTAAGTCTATCACAACTATGCGCGCTAACGCGAAGGATGGTTATCAGGTAAACTTCTTGTCTGAACAAGGAATTATGTTGAGCGATCCAACCACCTCTGGTGAGTTGTATTGTGATGCTGAATAAGTATAGCATAATATAGTTGGGGTTGGACTTTAGGGTCCTCCCTGACATATATGTTTAACCGTTAAAAACGAGGATAAATGATAGTATTACTTAGACCGATTGGTGGAAGAAACTGGTCGGGGTTAAAAGAGGGGGGTAAATATAGAAATTGTTATGAAGATGTTGCTCCTTACTGGACACGTTCTGGTAGAATTTATACCGGTCTTACACAGACTGATGAGCGCAGACTAGGAGATTTGCTTGGGCAGGATCTTAGAGCAAGTTCTGATTATTGGAAGAATTTCCATATTAGGACTGCTGGTAAAGATTTATATTTAGATATAGAAGATCCACTCAATGAACTCAAATGGTTGTTTCTCAAGAATCATAAAAGGGTGAAAGCCTCTTTATCAGAGCAAAAAGCAACTGCTAATTTTGTTTTGATTAATAAGGATGAAGAAGCCAAAAGATCTAACGTCTATAATAAGATTAGACGAGATGCTATAAAAGGTTTTGATACTCTCAGTCCTGATGACATGCGAAGATGTCTTCGTTTGTATGGACATAAGGGAGATACATTAAGCAACGAAGTAGCTGAAAATAGATTATTTGAAATAGTAGAAGGTAATCCACAAGCTTTCTTAGATCGCTGGATTAACAATAAACAACGAGATACTGAAGTACTTGTTGAACAGGCTATTTCTAAAAATATTATTCGTAGGAATAAAAACATTTATAAATATGGTACAGAAGTGATTGGTCATACTTTACAAGAAACTTCCGAGTTTCTAGATGATCCAAGAAACCAAGATATCAAAATTGTCATAATGAAACAAATTGAATCAAAGAGTACAATTGAAGGTGCTCCACTTACCAAGGATGATATAAATGAAGTACTGCCTACGGAAAAGAAAGTAAGTGATGCAGATAAGGCAATGGCTAAAGAAGCTGTTAAAGCTGCAAAACCAAAAACTAAAGAAGATACTATTTAATGAATATTGAAAACATGCATATTGCTGTGAAGTTAGAGTATGATAAAACAAGTGCTCTAGAACTTCCTGCTTTTGAACCAGAGGAAATTGACTACTGGCTTAATGCTGCTATACGTAAATTTGGTAAAACTAGGTACAGTGGTATGAATGTTAAAAGTACTTCTTTTGAAGAAACTCAGAAAAGGATTGATGATTTAAGGACTCTTGTAGAGTCAGTAACTGTAAGTTCTGTATCTGCAACTCATTCTGATTATCCAAACGGATATAGATGGGATCTACCAGTTACTGGTTATTGGTTTGCTCTTTCAGAGGAAGCTAATATTGTAGTTGATACTGTAGAGACTAGAGTTGGGATAATTGAATGTACTGTAGATGAATACAGACAGAGAATAGATGATCCTTATTCTGAACATAAATTACATTATACATTAGCAAAACCTCTCAGAATTTTCAATGGATTAACTGTTGAATTGATATCTGATGGTAATTATACCATTGATGATTATCATTTGACATATTTAAAGGCACCCGCGACAGTAGATAATGTACCTGCTGGTACAACTGATTGCGATTTGCCTGAACACACTCATGATGAAATAGTCAAGTTGGCTGTATCAATGATGTTGGAAAACGTCGAGCAACCGCGATACCAGACGTATCAGAATGAAGTGAATACAATAGAATAAAAATTAAAATTAATTTATTATGATTAATAGAACAGATAAAGTATTAATCGGGAAGGATATTACCCGCGATGCACAAGTTGTTGCTGGGGCTAGTATCGTAACGATCTCTGCTAGTACAGGGCTTGCCGATGGAGAAATTGTTGTTTTAGATAAGAATAAGAATGTGTTAGCTGCCGGTGCTACGATTGCCGATAGTGATACTGTTTATATCTGTCTGAAAGTCAGCGAGACCTTCAATTATACTAATGAAGCTGGGACTGCTGTTACTGGAGCTGGGAGACTTGAGTTTTCTGATGCGATAAAAGGCGTTAATGTGGTATCTTACAAAGGAGTAGGACACACCGTTAAAGCTGAAATAACAGCGACTACAGATTTTACAGGACTTACTCCTGTAGTAGGAACTGAATATGTTATTAGAATTGTTTATAGGGATATTAAAGAACATCCTGGACAATTTACTGAAACATATAGATACATATCTACTACTGCCACTTTGTCAACATGGCTTACTGCTGTAGTAGCCAAGATTAATGCACATGTTGGTCGTAGAGTACAAGCTACGGAAGCTAGTAATACAGATCTTATATTAACTGGTTTAGAGATTCCAAAATGTACTACAGGTCTTACTGATATTGATATATTCAGTATGGTTGATTTTGTACAGTTTAATAACTATGTAAATTCAAGTGGTAACTGGGTGGTTATTCCATCTACTTCTACCACTGTAACCTATACCGCTACCACTTATGGACAAGGTAATTGGGAACAAGTTAGGGATCTTGAAAAACTCGCCAAAGGATATCTTGGTAATACCAATAAAACGCACTTCCCAGTTCTTGAGAAAGCTTGGGAAACTGTAGTGGATGAGACATATGATATGATTGTTATTGAACATAACAATCCATATATTGCTCCGAATAACCAAGGTTACGAGGTTGCAAAAGCTCAATCACTTATTGTAATTCCTTATACTGCTTCATCTAATCAGATGGATAGTATATTGGCACAATTGAATCCTTGGATGAATTCATGCCCTGGTGCATTTACTAATGTTTCATTTTAACTTATAGGAGGATTTAATTATGGCAACAAATGATTTCAATGTAAGAAGGGTTGCGTTTGGTAACATAACCTTTCCAACAAATACATCTGCGAATACTGCATCTACGCTAAGCGTAGCAACTGGAGCTTTCATCCCTAAAGGGGCGATTGTAACAGCTATAAAGTATCATCCAGGTGGAGCGATTACTAATGGTAGTGCTATGAAAAGTGGTACTATTCAAGTATATGCTGGTGGACAAGCTCTTGGAACAAATAATAGAGTTATGTCACAAGCTATTCTCGCTAGTTCAGCACTCAGCCAAGCTGTTGTAGCTGCATTAGGTGGAGTAGTTTCTGTAGGTGGAGAACTTCAAGTGCATTTTGCTTCTAGCGATAGTGATAGAAGTGCAATTGCATATGATACCGATGTTTATGTTGAGTATCTATTTTCCGCTGAAGGCGATGCGATTTAATATATACAATACTTAATATTGAAAGGGGTGGGGCTTCTGCCTTGCCCTTTTTTTATAAAATATAAATATGAAGAAAGAACCGAGGATAATAGTTGGTGAGACAATAGGTCACAACAATCACAATCTCGAGGAATCCATACAAAGGGTAGATAAATCCAAAATGTATGAGGATCAGTCAACAATCATAGTATGTCCAACTAGGGGAACATTTCCAACTAGAGTGGTCCAGTCATGGATGAAACTAATGAAACCCATGAACCAACAAGTTGCAGGTCCAATCTTCGCTGAGAGTATGAAGGTTGATTTAGCCTACGAGACGTTAATAGAATATATACTAGGAAACGATCATCTAAAGAAGTATAAATATATACTTACAATAGAGGAAGATAATCTTCCACCTTCAGATGGATTACTTAAATTGTATGAAAGTATGGAGAAGTATGATGTAGTAGGTGGTTTATACTGGGGAAAAGGAGATAATGGCTTTGCTATGATTTACGGAAATCCAGAAAATGGTATTGAAGATTTTCTTCCACAAACACCAAAACAAGGTGAATTACAAGAAGCCAATGGTCTAGGAATGGGTTTTAATTTATTCAAATTAGACATGTTTAGGAATATTGAAAGACCGTGGTTTAAGACAGTTCAACAAAAGAAGGAAGATGGTGGAGATGAAGCATTAACACAAGACATGTTCTTTTATAAGAAAGCTAAAAAGGCTGGTTATAAATTTGCATGTGATAATAATATACTTGTGGGACATTATGATTCACGTAACGATATAGTCTATTAGATATGATAAATGAACTAAAATTAGACCTTGCTTGTGGTGGTAATAAGCGAGAGGGATATACAGGAATAGATATCGCAGACATAAAAGGGGTTGATCATATAGTAGATTTACAAGTATATCCTTGGCCTATCGAGTCAGAGAGTGCTGAGGAGGTAAATTGTAGTCACTATATAGAACACATAAAGCACGATAATGTAGCTTTAGACTTGAAACAAGTGTTAGATAAGTCAAATAGTTTTGAGGAATTTAAAGAAAATATAAACAATCAGGAGTTTCTTGCACCGCAGGATGGTTTCATACAGTTTATAAATGAAGTATATAGAATACTTAAACCTGGGGGCAAGGTATATTTAGTAGCTCCATATTGGTCATCTCACCGTTCTGTAGGAGATCCTACACACGTTAGACCGATAGCTGATTCTACATTTTGGTATGTAGATAAACCGTGGATGACTGAAAATAATTTAGAACACTATGGTATAAAGTGTGATTTTGAGGTTAAGTTAACTTATTATATAAACAATGAGATGACTTTAAAGTCAGAACAAGTACGCACTAGAGCATTTATGCACGATTTGAATGCCATAGAAGATATTATAATTGAACTCACAAAGAGGTAATAAAGAAATAAAAAATGGCATTAGTATTAGATTTAGAATATTCGCAATCGAATGATGCGAAAACACTAACGATCACAGATGTTGCTGAAACGTACATAGACCCTGATAATTTAACTGGTTGGGGACCTTTAACTAATGATGAAACAGATATTGTTATATCTACAGATGTTATTAATGCAGGTACCGAATACCATCTTTTATTAGATACTACTGTTACAGATAAGAATAATGTAACCACTGTTTATGATCAGATCAACTTATATGATCAAAATGGAGGTGGTTTTGCAAATACTACTGAACTTACTTGGGATCTTACTGCTGCTGATTTTGTAGAAAGTGGTGTGGCTATGGGAGAAGCAACTGATAAGTTGACTGATGGTATATATGAGTTTACTTATCAATTAGTAGACAATGATAGTCATGTCACTGTACAAGCTACATTCTCTGAAGATGTTTTAGTAGATGGAGATGTGAGAATAGACATATACAATAAATTGCGTCAGATTCCAGTAGATTATGATTACGAAGCAGTAGATACATCTAGAGCTGTGATGGAGGCGTTACTTGGATATAGTTATTTACAAGCAATGGAAGCCTCTTCTGCAGTAGCAATGACAGAGGAGTTGATAAATATGTTATATACGTTAGATAAGTTAGTAAGCGATGGCAGTCATTATACTTGGTAGTGGTATATCTCCAGTAATTGGTACTAGAGTATTTTGTCCTATTCCAGGTGGTACTTGGAGTGGGGTTGGTGGTGTTACTATAAGTAGTGGTGACAC